GTTATCAAGCTGCTGTTGCATGGCTTGCATCTCTTGCGCTGCCGCTTGTAGCTGCTGCTGCATGGCTTCCATCTGCTGTTGATATTGCGCCGCCATAGGATCGTTTTCTTCGTCCAAAAGCCTCGGATCCATGGTTTTCTTAATTCTTTCCGATAAAGCCTCCGCACCTGGTAAATCCATGTACTTAAAAACCAAATCACCAACAATCTGCATCATCTCAGGCTGAGATTGCGCAATCTTTCCAAAGAAATCCGCCGATTCTTGCCGCTTTGTCGTAAAGGATGGACCCGTTGTCACTTTCACAGTGTAACGTCCCCTTGTCAGGTCAACATCCTCTTGCTGGTCTTCCGTTATCTCACCATTAACCCCAACTTTCTTGACGTTCCCCTCAAGGTCCATAACGTTCAAAATACGGGCCGTGTCGTAAATCTTAGGAATAGCAGATACAATTACCCTTCCTGCGTAAGATATTGCTTTCGTTAGGTTATCAGCAAAGTGAAACGTGGCCGTGTCACCTTCTTGCTGCCGTCTCTGAATCGCAATACCGCTGGTCTCGTTAGATTTATTCCCCAAAGACGCATCAAAGATACCCGTTGTGGCCTTAATATCTTCTGCCATCGTTAAGGCAGCATTCACAATACCAGCAGGTATCTGAGGCGGCGGCAATCTTTGCGGTGAGGGATAAGCATTTCCGGTCGCATCCAAAAGCTTGTATTGCACAACTAAAGAATTTGGATTTTTCCACTCGTCTTCAAAGCCAGAAATTTGACCCTCAGCCACCATAGTAGGGGCAATTTGCTGTTTCATCAGCAATGACGTTTCAACAGAACGCCAGTAGTTATACATCCTTTGCGGGTCCTTTGCCCGACGAATGGCACTTGCCAAATACCGCTTGCCCTCAACCCAATACTCTTCCCCAAATACAGGAACAACAGGAATATAATCCCCTGGAAACGTTGTTTTTTCTAAAATATCCTTGCCAGACACCAATACCCTGTGAATTATCTTTCTAACAACAGGACGGCGCATCGTTTCGTCATCCGGCGATACAAGCTCTTCCTTTTTATTTTCAATATAAAAATGCTCGGCAATAAAAATACTATCTTCGTCTTTATATTGCCGCTCTATACCGCCTTCTTTAAATGATGAAGGATCAAAATTAGAATAATCCTCTTTAAAATCTGAAACCAATATCTCTTGCAAGATTGTCGCATGCTTCATATCCGAACCATCCGGCTCAACAGACGTGCAATCAATATAAACACTCAGCGGGTTAGCCACCCTCTTTATGCATATCTTTTGATTAAAAGACGTATCATCTTCGTACTCCGTTTCAATACGCATAAAGCCAATGCCACAGCGCACAGACGACAATGCAGCAGAATCATACACAGAATCCGCCATAGATTCGTATTCAATGTTCTTTATCAATCCCGATAAGATTTCCGCCACATCCTCGCTAGATTCACGGTCCCCAGGAATCACCTTAATCGCCGGCGTGTTCATGCGTATGTCATTTGCAATCTGATTTACCACAGACGAAAGCCTGTCAATGGTAAGTGCCGTGCCTATAGGCTTCTTAAGGCCCACCCACTGCGCATCAGGCTCACCAGACAAAAACATCATATCACGCTTGGCTTCATCATAGATTGATGACCAATAGCCTTGATCTCTGTCAAACTTATCCTTAATTTTCTGGACTAAATCTTCGTCTTTCACAAAGTTTTTCCTTTATTTTGTTTATAGGCTATAGTTAAAAAAACCTTAAAGTCAAACAAAAATGTGGTCTAACCGATACTGGGCTAAAACATACTGGGCAGGCAACTACTGGACACCCAACACCACCACAACGCAAGACGTGGAACTGTTAGGCGGCGGTGGCTATGTATACATTCCCGCACACCAAAAGAAACACAAGGTCCACATCGACACCATCGTTACACAAATCATCACAAAGCAAATCCCTAAAAAGAAGATCAAACAAGACCTAAAACAGCTTTCAGCCCTGTTTAACGTCTCAATCAAAAAACCCCAAGACATTGCCAAGATAGACAGGCCATCACTCTTAAAAGAAACAAAAGCCTTAGAGATACTCTTAAAGATTTACCTAAACTTTGTCATCAAGGAAGAAGACGAGTTGCTGGTCTTACTGTTATTGCTAGACATGATTTAACTTGCACTCCAGTTTCCAAACGTATCCACAAGCCTTAGAGGCCTAGGCTCTTCGCGTCTTAGGTTCTTAAAGCCCTCACACGCATACCGTAACGCATCAATGCAATGATCCGCCTGATTCTTCTCAAGTTCAGGCAATACCTTCCCGCTGTCTTTATCGGTGGCATAGCTAAAGAAAGATAGTTCGTTTATCGTCTCTTCGCATCGTGGATGCACCACAATCCTGTATCCTTTTAGAAAATTTATCCCTTCCTCTACACTGTTCCACCCCTTAAGACTTGGCATCATCTTAGGGTATCCGTGCTTTTTCATGTGCGATATTGTCTCAGGGCGTGCGCAATCCGCAACAATCACATATCGCTGGCTCTCAGGGATGCTTAAGAACATCTTGGGAAGGTCTATAATGTCGCATTGCCTCAAGACTAACTCATGATCTATATACAACGTGCGCTCTTTGAGATAACAACGTATCAAAACTGTGGGATCTGTACTAAAGCCCCAATCGCACCCAAACTGAAAGACAGCATCCACGTCAGTATCAAAGGCCTTGATAGTCCAATTTGTAAAGACTGTCTTCTCGTCAGGATCACTTGCAAACTGACCAAAGATAAACCGTTGTTTTTGTTGTTCATTCATGTTCTCCATAAGTTGTTGGATATAGTTTTCAGATATGTTTTGCACGTTATCGGCGGGGTTCATCATCAAATAAACATAATCGGCGGGGTTAGCGTGCGGCTCCTTGGTATAATAATTCACACCCTTGATGAACATAGGGTAAGACCAATGTGAAACGTGCGGAGGGTTTTGATCGTAAAAGAATTTGTTTTTTGCTTCGCTCTTTTCAGCGAGACGTGAATACATAAAAGACACAGTACTAAACATCATTTGACTGCATTCGTTATAATATATGGTGGTGTAGTCGCTGCCTAAGGTTTTTTCCTTTTTCTTATCGTCAACACCCAAAATCCTAACAACAGAGCCATTTGGAAACGTGATTGTCATGTGTGTTTTATCAATCTTTAACCCTTCATGCATATAGCGGCTTGCAATCACGGCCTCAACTGTCTCTTCAAACAAGGATCGCCTTGCGTCTGTTTGGTACTGTCTCACCATAGCGTGCTTTGTGTTGGGGTACTTCTTAGCCCTTAAGAATACCGCATGCACCAAAAGATATGTTTTGCCAGATCGTGATCCACCCAACAGCATAACGTGCTGCGCATTGCCTGATAATAAAGCCAAGGCTTCCTTTTGCTTATCAGTCCACTTGACAAGCATCATATATCCTTTTCCTCGGGCGCTATGATAATAGGATTGCCTTTCTGCCCACCGATATTGATCTTTGTAGCCTCATTAAACCCATACATCGCGTTAAGCTCTTTTAAGGCCCCTGTGGCACCTTGTGCATGGTTTTGGTCCCTAGCCAGCTTGTACGTGTCCAACAGTGCCGTCATGGCCATCTCACGGGTCCAAACAACGCCTTGCTCTGCTCTTGCCTTAAGGTCAGCTATCATATCAGCGACGTTACTCTTAGTGCTTTCTACGTATGCTCGCACGCGCTGTGAGTTTTTATTTGTGGTTTGTGTATCGTATGCGTCTCTATAAGCATCAACCTGTTTCATTCCGCTTGCAACATTCCGAGCGAATTTCTCTTGCTTAGGTGTCAGCTTTTTCTTTTTGCTTTTCGTCGGCTTTTTATCATCTTTATCCATAAAATCCTCCCTTTTGTGTATGTATGACAACAAAAGTCTATAAAATCAAGCCCTTTCTTTTTTTCCTATTTTTTTTTCATTTTTTTGTATTTTCCTATTGACATGCTGCAATTATTGCAGTACTGTATCTTTAATAACAACAACACAAGCGTAACCAACAAAGGAACCCAAGCCATGACCAGCGAAAACAGGAACTACAAATACGCAAATATTTTATCTTGGTGGTATGAAACAGGATGCCTTAAGTATTCTCACAAAGAGGTTGAAAGAGGATCGCTAAATAAAGAAGACCCTGAATTGTTTATCGATGCTGATGGGAACCAATGGGATTTTATTATTCTTGGTCCGTGTTCTAGAGCAGAACTTCGATTCTGTTTAAAAAAATACAGGCTGGAAGATTGATAGAGTAAGAACTGCCGTTTTTTAGGAAAATCAGATTAAAACAACAACCAACCAACAAAGGAAACCAAGATCATGACCAAAATTTACCATTCATTCCACGACATTAAAGGCAACCATTATTCTTTCAAAAACTACATGGATTTTGCAGAATTTTGGTTTTCATTATCGCACAGAAACGCACGGATGTTTTTTGAACAAAGCATATTTAAAAAACTTTCCTATGCTGCTTCCCAATCAAAAGAAGCGCGTACACCACTAATAAGCCTTTAAAGGAGCAACCAACACAGCAAGCGTTCAACACTCAACAAAGGAAACCAAAACCATGACCAACACAATCAACTTAAAATACCACACAACAGACAAGGGTTTTTGTCGCTCTTACTACTACGGATACCAAGGAGGCAAAAAAAACCAAAATCTTTTGTATTGCTTGCAAGAAAATGAATACGCGGAAAATGGCAAAGGCGTGGAATTGTTAAGATGCTCAAGTGACGGAGAACCAGACTACCCCGTATCAATGGAAAACAAAACTATCGAAAGGCCAGACGTTAGCAACGTTTGGGATGAGTATCCCTTAAAACTTTATGACGCTTTTATAGCATAACCAACCAACAAAGGAAACCAAGATCATGACAACCGAAACAATCTTTAACATAACCTTAAACCTCGATTATAGAGCCCTAAAGGCTGCTGCTATGGCTTGCATCCAAAAGCAAGACCGATTCCCACACCGCAAAGCCATGCAATGTGTTGCTTTGGATATATCACCGCAAGGCGTAATTGCTGTTGCCACAGATGGCCATACTTTGATTGCCATGAAAGCGGGGGAAGGCGTCACAGACGTTGAACCTGTAACCGTATTGATTCCCTTTGAAACCATTGACCGCTTCAAATTATCCAAAATCACTAACGATTGCACCATTACCCTAAATGGCCTTATCACCACTTGGGGACCAAAAAAAGTAACTGGCATTTTTTCGCATGACAGATTACACGTTGCCTTTACAGGTGAAGAGGAGTCTTTCCCCGATTGGAGAAAAATTTTTAAAGACTATTTCCTTAAAGGTTGCACAAGTCACAAAGACGTTGGGCATTTTAACCCCGCAAATATATCCAAAATGCAACAGGCCTACAGTCTTTTTCTTACCAAGAAAGACAAATTAAGATTTGTTCAAATTGTCCACAACGGGCTAAATGCCGCCCGCGTTGTTTTTGACGGCGTTGACGGTGAAGGCCTCATCATGCCTTTAAAGGGCAACGATTCTTTTCCTCCACTTGCAACATGGACAAAATAAAAATCACCAACCTAACCTTTCCTTAACCCCTTTTGTGTATTGTGTCTAAACACACACAACAAAAGGATTGTTACTATGTCTTTTCTTGAAACCCTATCCGTGATTGCCCTAGCCTTTTTTGTCTGGGGCAGCCACTAAACCAACACAACACAAAGGAAACCTAATCATGTTTATCCAAACCATCCAACCTTCTCAATACGAAGCCGCCTTGCAACTTTTCGCATCTCGTCTCTATCCTTGGGATTGTGACCTTGAGGCGTGCGTTGCGATTGCCGAATATCTCTGGGATCAATCCGAAGAAGTCGGAGAACGTGGCACGCCGTTCAATTTTGACGTGGTGGAGCTTGCAAACAACTGGGCCGTTTATGATGACCTTGATGCCTTTAACAAAGACTACAACACCACCTTTGAGAACGTCGAAGACATAAACTGTTTAACCCAAATCGTCCCACTTTCCGGCGAGCGTTTTCTTGCCGAAAACTTTGTTTAAAGGAGAATAAACCATGACCATTACAATAATTATACCTTACATTGCTTGTTTTATCCTTGTTTTTGTTGCTCTTATCATAATGTATTACGTCAACAAAAACACCGTTGAATCAGTGACAAGCAAGCAAAAAGACCTTGAATTTCAGCTTATAAGCTTAGGTCAAAGACTGTATGCGCTTGAGCGCAAAACAGAAAAAGGAGAATAAACCATGAGCAATGAATCTTATGACGATTATATAAAAAATCTAAAACCTGATGAGCGCAAACTATCAGAATTTCAATATATGCGAGCCCTTGGGGTATATCAGTCTGTAAAGAAAACAAACCTCGAAATTGGGCTTGTACTTGTAAAAAAAGAAGCCAACGACGAAGAAAAAGGACCACAACCATGAACCCCAAAATTACCCTAAAAATCACCAAAGGCAACGGCGGATACGTGCTGGGATACCTCGTCAAATCAAACGGCAAAATCCTGTTCACAAAAAGAGAATCCTCTCAATTTGTCAGCAGACAG